CTATTAGCCATACTCGGCGTTGCTGCAGGCCGTTCAGCTCTAAAGAAATTGGAATAAAACTATGCTATACAAAGATTTACCAGAAGAATTGCGAACGGAACTTGAGGAAAAAAAGGTTGCCGTTGGCCGTTGGCCTGCAGGATTAAATGCTCCACGTCAATATGACGATATTATTCTCATTGAAAAAGACGACGAGGAGTTTGAGAAAATGCTCATTGATAAAGGTTATATTGTGACAACCGTAGCTAATTGGTACGGGAAAACCGCACAATCCTTTATCGGAGATGATGAACAATGTATTAAATTAGTAAAAAACGCACTTATGTCTGATGAAGAAACAACCGTCGAAGAAGTTGCCGAAGAGGTAGCTGAAGAGGTGGAAGAGGAAACAGAAGAGGTAGCTGAAGAAGCTGCCGAATAACTAAAAATAAATCAATCGTATGACAGAACGACTTTACACAAAAGCTCTCATCAAAGCTGTCGACGAGGAAACACGCACAGTCGAAGGAATCGCCTCGACCGAGGCTATTGACCGAGCTGGTGACGTCGTTTCTGTCGACGGTTGGGAGTTAGGTAACTTTAAGAAAAATCCAGTATTGCTCTTTGCTCATGACTATTCCAATCTTCCTGTTGGAACGGTCGAGGATATTCAAGAGAAAACTATTGATGGTAAAAAGGTTCTTTGGTTCAAAGCTCGTATTGCTTCCGCTAAAGCCAACCCATTCGCAGAGCAAGTCTGGAATGCCTTTAAGGAAGGACTAGTCAACGCCTTCTCGGTTGGATTTATGCCAAAAGAAGTATCGGGCGTAACAGAAGAAGGTGGAAACAAGATCGTACGCCATGAGCTATGGGAAATTAGTGTTGTTCCTGTACCATCAAATCCAGAAGCTTTGGCACTTGCTATCGGCAAGGGTATTCAAGAGGCAATCAAAACAGCTGTACCTCATAAGGAATATCCGTTAGCACCAGAAGATATGGAATGGGACGCAGCAGCAGCACAGAAGCGTGTGCGTGATTGGGCAAGCGATAGCGACGGAAATGTTGACTGGGCAAAATATCGAAAGGCCTTTGCTTGGTATGACGAAACAGACGAGGAAAAAGTAGCCTCGTATAAACTTCCTCACCACGATATCGTTGATGGTGAACTTAAAACAGTATGGCGTGGAGTGGCAGCAGCCATGGGAGCATTACTTGGAGCAAGAGGCGGAGCAGATATTCCAGACGCAGACCGTGAGAAGGTCTATAAACACCTTGCAGCTCATTACAAAGAATTTGAAAAAGAACCTCCAGAGTTTCGGTCGATCGAGCTATCAAATAAAGCAGTAAACTTCCTAGATGAATCAATTATCAAAATGGAAGATACACTAAATGCTCTTAGGAAATTCAAGGACGCCGTGCGAGTGTCAGAGAATGAGCCAAGTGAGCAAAAAAGGTCGGGGGCTTCAGTACATGACGAAATCAAGGAAACATCTCTTGAACTTCGCCATGCTCTGAAAGTCGCACAACAAATCATCGCACGAGCGAATAAAATCTCTAAATCACAAATCAGTAAAATCAAATAGTATGGATGACAAAGAAAAAGACTTGCAAAAGCTCTCAATGGAAGAGTTTGAGTCTAAAATGGCTGAAGTCGTCTCTGAAGGTTTGACAAAGAATCTTGATGAAGCTGTATCGGTTAAGCTCGATGAAAAGATCAAAGACCTTGGTCTTGATAAAGTCGATCGAAAATTCGGTGTAGCTCCAGAAGAGGTTGTCGGAGTATCAGAGGAAGATCAGCTTAAAATGAATAAGAAACAACGTGTATCAAAATTCATCAAAGCAGTTATGCTTGAGGATGTTGCTACACTCAAGGCAATGACAGAAGGTACTGCTGCAGATGGTGGTTACCTCGTACCAGAAGAATTTAGTTCCGAGGTACTTCGTATCGCTGAAGACTACGGTGTAGCTCGTTCTCGCTGTCGTGTCGTTCCTATGACACGAGACACGCAGAACTGGCCAACCGTTAGTAGTTCTGTATCCGTTACATGGCCTGGTGAAGCAACCGCAGGGACAGCCGCACAGCCAACCCTCGGTACGGTTCAGCTCCTTGCAAAGACCGCCGTTGGTCTCACCTTGCTATCTAACGAACTTCTTGAGGACGCAACACCAGATGTTGTAACTCTTCTCGAAGAATTGTTTGCAGAAGCTCTTGCAGGTGAAGAAGACAACCAGCTATTCAATGGAACAGGCTCACCATTCACAGGTATCCTCCAAAGTGGAAGCGTTACAGCAACCACAATGGCTACCGGTGATACCGCATTCTCAAACATTGACGCAGGTTACCTTTCTGACATGATCGCTTCTGTAAAGACAACCACACTTCCAAACCCAGCCTTCTTCATGCACCGAACGGTTTGGAACTACGTTCGGAAGCTGCAGGATACTGCTGGAAACTACATCTACAGCCCTGCAGCACCAAACGACGTTGGAGTCGATGGTCGAATTTGGAACTTCCCTATTGTTCTTAACGATAAGCTTCCAGATTCAACCGCAAGTGCTATCTCAACAAACTTTGTTGTATTCGGTGACTTGAAGCACGTTCTCTTTGGAGACCGTAAGCAAATCACCATGGCAACATCCGATAGTGCAACCGTTGGAACAACCAACACATTCGAAAGCAACATGAGTGCCGTTCGATTCTCTGAACGAATCTCAATCAACATTGCTTTGCCAACCGCTCTTGCCGTCTTGAAGACTGCAGCAGCCTAGTATTCACGAGTTTTGGGGGGTATTATTTGCCCCCCTCAAGGCTCACTTAATATAAGTCTATGGGAAAATATAAACCAAGGGTTCGTCTATTTCATCCTATTATTGGCCACATGGAGATTGGTGAGGTAGTAGAAGTACCAGACGATATTGCAAAGGCATTTGGTGACGATCTTGAGAAGGTAGGAACACCAAAAGCAAAAGCAACATCAAAAAAAGTAGCACCTAAAAAAGCAGAAGCCGACACGGCAGTAGAATAATATGGCACTCGTCTCTTACGCACTTACATCAGTTGCGAACGCACAAACATATCTAGGAATCACAGGCGATACAACATTGCTTGAACTTTTGATTGACGGTGCAACCGACTACATCGAAAGTCAGTGTGGGAGACGGTTTGCAAGTACCACTTATACACAGGAAGAATATGATGGAACAGAAAGCAATTATATCTTCTTAAAGCAATACCCTGTTACAGCAGCCACCACTATTGAACGAAATGACGGAACATTATCCACACCTTCTTGGACATCCCTTACAGAAGGAGATGATTATGAGCCTTACTTAAATGAAGGATATCTGGATATGCTCGGCAGAACATCTGAAACGGAACGACATCGGTATAGAGCGACATATACGGCTGGATATACGACAATTCCATATGATCTTGAAATAGCTTGCTTGAAACTTGTATCAGAAGGCTATAACAAACGTAAGAATGACGGTGTAACATCAGAGCGAATAGGATCTTGGGCTATTACATATGGAAGCGTCATCGAAAATGACAAGGCTTTCGCTGAAACGATTGCAAGGTATCGACGTATATGAGCAGGTTCTTCTTAAAAGATACTGTCACGGTCAATAGGCTTGCTTCTGCAACAGACAAGGAAAGCTACTCTGCAAACGGAACACTTACAGGACATCTTCAACCGCTCGACACTGAAACATCTGTATTGCTTGGATCACAAGCTGGACAAGCATTCGCCCTCTACACAGAAACGGGTGTTGATCTTCTTGTTACAGATAAGGTTACAATCGGAACAGATACTTATACCATAAGAGGAAAACAGACATACGACATGGGAACATTCCCACATATCAAATGGACTATTGAAATGGTATGAGCAAGGCTCTAAAAATCGAAATAAAGGGTTTGAAAAGTTTGGAAGGTGCATTGCGATCAGCTCCGAAAGAGACCTTGAATGAGATGAGCCTAACACTTGCAAAGACGATCAAGGTTATAGAAGCAGAAGCAAAAAAAGAAGCTCCAGCAGATCGTGGAACATTGCGCAGTAAAATCGTATCAAAGTCATCTGGACTAAAAGGTGCTGTCGAGGCACGGACTGACTATGCTGTCTATGTTCATGAAGGGACACGTCCTCACTTTCCACCAATTTCAGCGGTTGAAGGTTGGGCAAGACGACATGGTATAGAGCCGTTTCTAGTTGCACGTGCAATCTCAAGAAAAGGAACTAAAGCACATCCGTTCTTTGAGATAGCTTTCGACAAAGCAAAACATAGAATCAATAGTCTATTCAATAAACTTGGGAAGAATCTTGAAGCAAAAATACTAAAATAGTTATGGCATTTGAAATAGGTACAATAGATACAGCAATCGGGACAGTCTTATCAGGCATTGTTTCTATTCAGGCTTACACAAATGAACATGCTATTCCAGTAGGCGGTTTTCCGGCCGTTACATACCAGCTTGAAAACGACAATTCCGAATTCTATGATACAGCAAACAATCTACGGACTTTTACTTATAGGATTGATCTTCTACATGAGGTGGAAAAGGTAGGAGAATCAGAAGCCGTTAGAATCTTACAAGATGTTTTATCAGATATACAGACAGCGTTTGAGACGGATACATCATTATCGGGTGCAGTTGATTATTGCCAGCCCTTAACGACAGGGAACAGTGAAAAGATACAAGGCTCACATGGCATTATGCTTCGCATACCCATTGACCTTGTATGTGTAAAACTTATTCAGATCATATAAATCTATGAAAGCAAAAGAAGAGAAAAAAGCCCCTTCAGTTGCTGAAAAAGAATGGCATTTCCCTCGTGAAGGAGTGACAATAAAGGCAGCAACAATGGAAGAGGCACAAAAGAAGTTAGAATCTAAATCATCAAAAGTTAAAGAATAAAAAATATGCCACAGATTGGACGAACAAGGGCGGTTGGTATTGGAAAGGAAACTACATGGGGAACGGTAGTAGCTCCAAGTTATTGGCTTCCGCTTACTGATATCAGCTACCGAAACAAAATCGAAGCCGTCGTCAAAGAGGGAATGAGGGCAAGAATCGAAGCAACATACGGTCACGATGTGTCAAAGCAATGGTCTGAAGGGACTATCGAGGGGAATGTTTATTCTGAAGGATTTGGCCTCATGCTCCTTGGTACACTCGGCACTGTATCGACTGCATTAAATAGTGATGGTTCAGGACTTGTCTACGATCATACGTTTACCGTAAGCAATACAAATACACACCAATCACTTACAATCGGCGTAGATGATACCGAGATTGGTGACAAGAGTTTTGCTGGTGCAACACTTAATTCTCTTGAGCTACAAATGGAACGTGATAACTATATAAAGTATTCTGCAGACTTCATGGGGAAGACGAGTGCGACAGCAACACTTACACCTAGCTTCGGTACAGAATATCTGCTCCGACCACAAGACGTATCGTTCAAGCATGCAACAGATTCAACAGGACTTGGAGCGGCAACAGCAACGGCTGTAAAAAGCATGACACTCAAAGTAGAGAAGAATGCAGAGAGCAATTTCAATCTTGGAAGTACAGATCCTTCACAAGTCTATAACAAGCAATTCGCCATTACGTTAGACATTGAGTTGCTCTATTCAGCAGATACATTACATGATTATTGGACAGCTGGTACATCACGGGCAATCGAAATGACAATCACAAATACCAATCAGACTATCGGAACGGCTGCAAATCCTTCTCTTGACATCATTCTCTATTCTGCACAGATTACAGACTGGGAAAACAGCGGTGGAATTGATGACCTACAAACACAAACACTTACCTTCCGAGCTGATTATAGTTCTTCTGATAGCAAGATGATTCAAGCAGTCCTAACAAATCTCGTAACAGCTTACTAGTATGGGAAATGAGATTGTACAACATGATACAAGAGTCGAAGTAGCCCTTGAAGGTGGACATAAAGTTACATTGAGGAAATTCTTGATTGCTCGTGATTACTTGAGATTGAAAAACTTTATCGTTGCGAAGGCAGAACTACAAACAAAGCAAAGTGGATTCACAAAAAGCGGTTCACCAAAAATGGTCGTTGAGCCAAAGATTGATGGAGAAACAGTTGTTGCTCTTGAAGATGAAACCGTAAAGGCCTATATTCTTGCTTTTGATGGCTCGCAAGAGGGCGCATTCGATAAAATGATGAGTACGTTGAATGGGAGTGAATACGAACAGGTAAAAGATAAGATCGACGAACTGCATTTTTTACAGCAAAAAAAATAGCACAGGTCATTGATGGGTACCGATCATTGATCCGAATGGGACACGGTACAATCTCTGAAGACCTTGATGTTATTCTTCTCTGCAAAGAAATGAAGTGGAGCTATACCGAGATGATGAACCAACCATACTGGTTTATTGAAGGAATGAACGGAGTTATTCGTGAGGAGATAAAAAAACAAAATAAAGACGCAAAGAATACCAAGTAACTATGGCAACATCAAAACATCTACAAATTGTCGTTGAGATGGTAGACAAGGCAACGAAACAGCTCAAACAAGTTGGTGGTAGTTTTGATAATCTTGCTCAAAAAGCCAAAACCGTAGGGACAGGAATGACTATTGCTGGCGGTGCTATTACAGCCTTCGGTGCTGTATCTGTAAAGGCTTTTCAAAAACAAGAGTTGGCAGTCACAAAACTGACACAGATAGCAAAACAGGCTTCGGGAGCTACAGATGCACAGGTTGAAAGTTTGAAACAACAAGCACAAGCCCTACAGGATGTCGGTGTCGTTGGCGATGAAGTCACTTTGGTTGGTCAAGCACAGCTTGCAACATTCGGACTACAAACTGACTCTATCAGCACACTTACAGGAAGCATGCTTGATCTTGCAGTGAATCAAAAAGGAGTTAATGCAACACAAGAAGACATGATGAATATAGCCAATCTTGTTGGAAAGGCAATGGATGGACAGGTCGGTGCTTTGTCGAGGGTCGGTGTTTCTTTTACAGAAGCACAAGGTGAAATTCTAAAAACTGGAACAGAAATGGAAAAAGCTTCCGTTCTTTCTGAAGTGTTGCAACAAAATGTCGGTGGTCTTAACAAGTCGATGAGAGATACCACACAGGGTGGAATGGCGGCATTAAGAAATGATATTGGAGATTTACAGGAAAAAATAGGTGGCGTTATTTCCGAAGCTCTCATACCTATCGTTGAAAATATCATACCCGTTATCGACACAATTCAAGAATGGGCAAATTCAAATCCACAGCTTTTTAGTACAATTGTAACCATTACGGCTGTCATAGGAGGTCTCATGCTCGTTCTTGGACCTTTACTTATTATTCTTCCAGGTCTTATTACGGCATTTGGTATCCTTGCAAGTGCTGTCGCTTTCGTTGCTTCACCTGTTGGAATTATCGTGCTTGCTATTGGAGGATTGATTGCCACAATTGCCCTTTTGATAGCGAATTGGGACGCAGTTAAAGCACACACAGAAGCGATTTGGCAGTCGATGATGGATACAATAAATGCAAAAATAGATGAAATCAGATCTTCCATTTCGGGTTTTTGGGACAATGTTAAGTCAACATTCAGCGGTGCGTTGGAAACATTGAAGGGATGGTGGGAGACAGTATGGCAATTTATGGTCGATCATGTCGGTATTGTAATGGAAATCCTTTTTGCTGTTGCAACAGGTGGCATGAGCCTTGTTGTTGAGTGGTTTATCAATAACCGTGAAAAAATAGTCAATTCTATCGCTAGTGTCTGGGATACAGTAAAGGCAAAAGCCATTGGTGCCTTTGACGGTATTAAGAATGCTCTAAGAAGTACAATGCAATTCATTTTGGGTAAGGTAAACAAATTCTTGGGTGGTCTTAATAATGCCCTTTCTAAAATACCTGGCGTTGATCTTCATATTCCTACATTACCAGCCTTTGCTAAAGGTGGAATTGTAACAAAGCCAACAATAGGTCTTATTGGAGAGGCCGGACCTGAAGCAGTTGTTCCTCTTAACCGTGGCGCAGGTCTTGGAAACACAACAATCAATATAAACTGGTCGGGAGCAGTCGATGAACGATCAGCCGAAATGGTCGCAAAAGAAGTGGCTCGTGTTCTTGATTTCGAGGGAAGAGGATCAGTCGCAATGGGGGTAGCATAGTATGGCAGTTGTACTCAAGGTCAATTCAATAGACAGAACATCAGACATTGAGTGGCGATCGTTAAAATGGGACGATAATTTAACCAACCGTGTCAATCAGCTTGGTTTTTCCATATTAGGCGAGACGTTGCCATTCACACTTTCATTAAATGATGAGGTGCTTCTTACAATAGACGGCACAAATGTTTTCGGTGGTCGTGTTATTTCGTATCAGGACGAAGTAGAAGCAGGGACACTACAAAGGCGAAATGTGAAATGCAAGGACTATACGATCGAAATGGATAATTTCTACTATTCAGGAACTTTTACAAAACAAACAGCACTTTACAATCTCATACGGGACTTGACGCACACGATAAATAGGAGAAATGAAAAACAGGTAGCTGAATTTGAAGCAACGGAAACATGGACGGGTGGAACTGCTGATACAACAAATTTCCGTCGAGGTCTTCAATCGATCAAAGTTACATCTACAGGGACATATGCTGCTGCAACATATTCCAGAACAGCTACAGCAGACCTTACAGGACAAGAGAATATCACAT